GTATGGTAGTGTCATTTTAGTAAACAATTAAACTTTCCCCCATCAAACCTCCCTGGGCGTCCGGCTCTGCTCTATACAGATTGTAATATGAAAATATACAATGAGCGAACCCTCAAAAACCTTTACAAAATAATGCCAGCTATGATATAATAGAGACATCAAAGGGAATGAGCGCTCACCTTTGAACAAAACAAAACTAATCTAAAACAAAAGGAGAGAACAACTATGGAAGCAACCTCATTGATTGCAACCGCAACAACTCATGAAAGCAGGGTAAACCTTTTTCGCGCACTGACCAACGCAACTCCATTCAGTGAAGCAGTAAACAAAACATTATCTGTGGTGCAGATCATCGACCAGCCCGCGGTAAACGATCAGGGCGAGCCGGTCAATCGTTATTTCTTCTTGTGTGAAGATGGCTCCGCCTATATGTCTATGGCTTTGGGTGTGGACAGTTGTGTTAAAGCAGTTAGATCAATTTGGGGATCGGATTTTGCCGAACCCTTGCAAATTGTTCCCTGCCAGGTCAAGACGAAAAACGGGCATACCTATAAATTTACGGTACTGTAAATTTATTAAAACTCAAAAATTATAGCCCGGTTGCACCGGGCTATAATCATTTAATGGTGAAAGTATATGAAAAAATTTATTCACACGAAACAACGCAAAGCGGCACTTGCAAGAGTGATCCGCGATTATAATTATAATATACGCAGAGCCGCCGCGCTGAAAGCATATGGAAAATATGAAGGTGTTGTATTACCTAAATTATTAAGGCCTGAAAAAGAATTTGCAAAAATAACAACAGTTGAGGAATATAATGAGTTAATAAACCGGCTAAGAGAAACAAGCCGAGCCACCAGAGAAGAAAAAACTATTCAGCTTGGCAAGTATAAAACCATCGAAACGCAAACCACGCGAATAATCAAAAAACAGCAAGAAAGAAGTATTCAGGCGTTCATTAGAAATGAAACGCCTGCCAAAACTGAATTCAAATCTGCGAAAGCCTTAAAAGAATTCATGTATAAATATCAAAAAGAAACTTTTGATTCATTCAATGAAGCGCGGGCAGAGGTATTCAAAGATAATGTTGTAATTGCTTTAACAGCGTTAGGATTTATGGATTTAGTTAGCGAGTGGCAACGGCTATCACTAATTCAGGTGGATTCAGTAAATAGGGCATGGCCTGAAGCCGTGGAGGTTATGTGGGCGGCGTATGAATCTAAAGACGAAAGCAAATATCAAGAAGCATACGACAGAATGAGAACAGCAATAAACGGTGTAAGAGGTATTGTGAAACGCACAAAGAAACAGTAAAATGAATGAGTATATTTCCGATTTTGAAACACAAAAAGATCCTGAGAGCGGTGTCATGTCTGTATGGGCGTGGTCTATTGTTGAAGTCAACAATCTAAAAAATATTCAATACGGGAATAATATTGAAACATGGCTTTCAGCCATTCAAGGACTTCCGAACGGGTCTTTAATTGGCTTTCATAATTTAAAATTCGATGGAAGTTATATTTTAAGTTATCTGTTAGGGGTTGCAAAATGGCAATATAACGATGATCCCAAAGCAAGAAAAGCAAAAACCGTTGAATGTTTAATCAGTTCAACAGGCGTTCATTATAATTACAGAATAAATTTTACAAAAAGAAAGCATGTCAAAATATATGACACACTAAAAATATTCAATATGAGTGTTTCGCAAATTGCTAAATCGTTCGGAATAAAAGAGCAAAAAGGGTCTATAGACTATGCAACCTTTCGCGGATATAACTACACCATGACCCCGGAAGAAGTCGAATATATCGCCAATGATGTGATTATTGTAGCAAAAGCAATAAAGCAATTTAGGACGGAGGGTCACGAGCGCAATACCATAGCTTCAAACGCTATGAGGTATTATAAGAAAAATAGTTACTATTCAAACTATGAATTTTTAACATACTTTCCGCACCTTGACGATGATTTGTACCACCTACTAAAGCGCGCCTATAAGGGTGGCTATTGCTATGTCAATCCTAAATTCAAGGGCAAACCGGTAGGTCATGGCAGGGTGTACGATGTAAACAGTTTGTACCCATCTGTAATGAGTGATCCGCAAAATAAATATCCAGTCGGCACCCCGGTTTTCTTTGAGGGAAAATATAAAGAGGATTCAATTTATCCACTATATATACAATTTATAACCGCACAGTTTGAATTGAAGAAAGGCAAAATTCCAACAATTCAAATTAAAAATGATAAACGGTTCAACCCTCGCGAATATGTGACAAGTACCGGTTGTTTAATGGTAAATTTGTACTTAACTAGTGTTGATTTAGAAATGTTTTACGAGTGTTATAATATAAAAGAAATTCAATATATAGGCGGGTATAAATTCATAGGAAGATCGGGAATATTTATTGATTATGTAAACCATTTCAAAGAAATGAAAATGCAAGCAACAATAGAAAAAAATGCAGGTAAAAGAAGCATTGCAAAATTGTTTCTAAATTCACTATATGGAAAATTTGGTGCCAGCAATGATAAATTTGTTAAAAGGCCATATATAAATGATAAAGGAATCCTTGCCTATCAAACAGTTGAAACCCCGCGGCCTGCCAAAACAGTATATGTTCCTGTGGCCGCATTCGTGACAGCCTACGCCCGTCGGTTCATTCAAACTCTTTTCATAAAGAATGTTGATCGGTGTTGCTACTGCGACACGGATAGTCTACATTTGATCGGTGATGATCCACCGGAGGGCGTCAAAATCAGTGACACAGATTTTAATTGCATGGCGCACGAAAGCAGTTTTTTAAGAGCTAAATTCCTTGGCGCAAAACTGTACATTGAAGAAGATGAGAAAGGCAACCTTGATGTAAAGGCGGCTGGATTGGGTCAAAATGAGGTAGTAAAAAATCAAATCACATTTGACAATTTCAACACCGAGCAGGAATATTTTGGAATTTTGAAAAGTAAAACCGTGCAAGGCGGAGTAGAGTTAAGCGAATCCCCATTCAAGATACGCGAACGCGGAACACGATTTTAATAAACAGTGTCGATTATTTCAGTGAATTTGCCCAAATTTATTTACAGATTTGGGTATTTGTGATATAATTAAGACAAGAAATGAGGAAAGAAACAACTTAATTAAATGGAGGAATAATGACAGAATTTAGGTACATTTCCAGCATGAAAGTAAGACAAGTTTGTATTAAATATGATTGGTTCACCTGCGGCGACAATTACGCATACAACAATCTTTTTGAATTAATAGGGGACATTAGTCGTAAGGGTCATCATGTTAGCGTTGCAAAGCTTAGGAATATTGCTGAAAGGATAAAAGAAAATAGCGACACGAAATGCAGTATTCCTGAAATTATGTTTGTGTTGAATGCAGAGTGTTGTACAACCTGCTTTGAATAAGTCAATTCGCCGGGTCTGAGCAAATCAGTCCTGGCATAACAACTAAATTAAAAGGAGTAAAATTATGAAAAACACTATTCAAAAAAGATGGGATCGTCACTATGAACAGGGTTATGCAACCGCTTATTGGGTTGATCTTGAAAAGCCTATTGTTATTTTTGATTCAGAATTGAATGAGGTTGCAAAATATGAGGAATTGCCGGTAGATTATCAAAATTTGGTTGATCATTTCATTGATGAATTTGAAGACGGGTTTAATAGTGTAATCCGGTTGGGTTGTAAACTCTATGAATCTTTGAATCACCACCGATTTTCTATTCTGCGTGAAATTGAATCTTTTGACGAAACAATCTATGATATTAGCGAGGTGTAAAAAGTGATTCGATTTCTAATTAAACAAGAATTCGCTTTTGCTGAGAAATGTTTTGACAGGGATGGAGAAATAAAAAAGTCATTTGAGAGTTTTTTCGCTTCATTTATCAATCAGGTGTTACAAGGTAAAAAAGAAATATTGCTAAGAGCGCCAAACACCTTGACCGGCGTGCGTGGTCTTATTTATTTTTCAAATGCTTTGGATTTAATAAGGTATCTAATTGAAGTTCACGAAGAAAGCAATGTTGTTGCTTTAACATTCAAAATGAACGCAAACGCAAAATCAATGCACGCGGCAAGGAATGTAATAACGAGGTACAAAAAATGAATTTTATGGAATTATTTGATATACAGTCAAATGTTAGAGTTTGTGACATTATATATTTATTTTTAATCGGTGGTGATGATAAGATCTATTTTAATCTTTCTACCACAAATAAAAAAGGGTATTGTGATGATTATATATTGAAATGCGAGCGCATTATTCCCGAAAGTTGGACACCTTATTATGAATCTAATATAAAATGGATTGAAGAAGAATGTTCATGTGAATCAGATTTGGGTTATATAACCCTGGTTATTTAAAATATTATTCAAAAGTGACTTGAAAGCGAGGTATGAAAAGATGAAATGTACGGACTGCGCATATTATGCAATATGCAAGAGTTTGAATAATACCGGTATATTCGCCAAATTTCCTAACGTTGATTTTTGTCCTATTTTTGAGCCAAAATCTGAAGAAAAAGTTAAAGAAAGTGAGAAGAAAAAAATGCAACCATCAGTGTCAACCGCATTACAAGCTATTCTTGCAGATCGAGGGTATAAGGTTCTTGAATTAAAAACATTTTCCGGAGCCACATTTGTGGGAACGAACATTCAAATTAAATTCAATGAATTCCTTTTAACAAAGTGTGTTTATTGCAACAATGAATTGTTTTCAACCATTCAAAATATATCGGAAGTGAGAATCTTATTTTTCAGCTAAAATAAAGAACCCGGGGATCTCTCCCCCGGGTCTTTTTTATTTGTACCGTTTGCAGGCAATATTATAATCATAAATGCAAATCCAGCCGGAGGGGATCCGCGCCCATATATTTTTATTACCCTTGTAAACCAATTCAAGAATGGTGCATTTTGTGCCCCGCTTCAGGTATGCAATGTTGTTTTTATCGTCACGATTCAAACAATGCTTTTTGCCGTCCGAAGTCAAATCCTTAATCTTTTTCCGGCCAGTGTTTGCGCCTGCCCCCTTGTAAACGCCGCGCACGTATGCCAATGTGATTGTCGATCCGATTTTTGGCTTGGGATAGTCAAAAATAGCACCGCGCATTTTTGGCCGAAGCACACCAAGAACCCCTTTATATATGTGTTTCACTTTTTTGCAGGCAGAACCGCGCGGCCAATTTTGATCGAACGATTCAAACCACTTTGTATTTCCGTTTCCGGTGGCTACGGCAATATGACCGTAAGGGCCGATTTTTGCCCCCCATACAACAATGTCGCCCTTTAATGGAACGAAAGTAGGGTTGTTTTGAATTTTTTCAAACTTTTCAACAAGCGGTTTTCTTTTTTCAAAACTTGTGAAATAGTCAACTGCATTTCCCCACGCTCCGGGCTTAATGCCAAAGCAGGAATTTAAGTAAACTTTTGCAAGGTCAACGCATTGAGCGCCGGACACGCGGTCATAATCAATTAGCCTACCTTTGCATGAATTGTAAAATTGATCGTAAGTCATTCTGTGTACCCCTTTTCTTTCGCTTCATTCTTAACAATGTCACCGGCAACAGCCGCAGAGGTGAAGCTATTATTCTTCCACCAACTCCAAACTGTGGAAAACACTGTTAAAAGTGTGGAAAAAAACAAATAAACTTCATCATCAGAAAACGGAAGCGGATTTTTGCCGATCATCGTTAAAACTGAATTAACAAGCGCAACAAAAGTTACGATTGTGCGTATAATGGTGTCTTTTGAAACATTTTTCATTTTATTTTGTTCTCCAAATCTTGTATACGGTGATCTGCTACCTGCAGGCGCAGTTCTTGCAGAGCAACCTTTTGTTGTAAGTTGTTATACTGTTCTTGCTTTTTTTCAAGCTGTTTAATTCTGTACAGAGTTTTTGAATTTGCAAGCCACGCGGTGAGCGAAGTGCCCACCAGCGTGACTGCAGATGACAGAATTATAGTTAATTGTTCAACTGTAATTCTAATCACCCCTCGAATACAATTCCGTCAATCACAAGTCCGTTTGCGTCCGAAACAGTGAAAACCCTGCTTCCGTCAAACGCAACTTTGATTGTGCTTGATCCCTCAGTGACCAGCATTTTAAACGCTGAACCGGTTTTGAAGCCATAGAAATATTGAATTCTTTCAACCCCGGAATCGCTGGAATGATAACGAACACCGATCCGGCTGGAATGTTGTACAATATTTGAAATCATTTCAGTTGACCAAATTTGTACGCCGCCATAGGATCGGGTGTCAATCGTGCCGGTAGTCCGGTTCTGCGCGTCACAGATTTTTCGCTGACAAATAAGGGCGTTATCAGATTCAAGGTTTACGCCGATATTGTGTTTTTCGTACCCGTAAAGCTGGGAACCTCTTTGCAATCGAATGCAGGGGGTTGTTGGCCATTCTTTCAGGGTGTCGGAACCGCCGCCGGATAGAACCAGGGTTGTGTTAAGCATATTGTAGGCTGTTTTGCCGGAGGAATAAATCAAGTCAACATCATTGCAAAGTAGCTTATTCACATTCACCGCGCGGATTGTATGTGGCAGGTTCGCGTCATTGGTGTTTGAATTTGCAATCTCCAAATTGTCCAGTGTTACGCTGTTTGAATTGTGAATCACCAATCCCATCAATTTAGGCCTTGTGGTGGGCGGATCGTTGGAAGTGTACCGGCCGGAAATGTAAACATTGCCACCGTTTGCAATGTTAAACCAGCGATAGGAACCGGTTGTACCTTTTACGCGAATTTCCAATTCTTGATGGTAAATCGGGCAGGCTAACAAGTCCATAGCCTGAAATATTTGATTAAAGGGGTTTGCTTTCGTACCGTCAGGTGATCGGTTCATGTGATAAATCCCCCCGGCATCCACGTCTTTATCCACATAAACAATATTGTTAAATGTGGAATAACCAACACCCTGCCCCTGCGTGGTAGTCTGTTTAATAGAGGACGGCGTGCCCTGCAACAAGGAACCGCGCCAAATAGAAACCATTGAATCCGTGGGGTTGACGGCAGTAATTCCCTGTGAGTTTGCATACACATAGAATTTATCATTTACAGTTAAATCTTCAAACTCTCCCGACCAAAAGCGCTGATTGTCCAAATACTGAGGAATTGTAAACTGGCGGATATAAACGCCCGCTTTATCGTATATGCGAATCGTATTCGGGGAATATGTCAGCATTACAAATGCGGTTGCATTTGCTTTGACAGTTTGCATAATATAGTCAAAGCCGGGGTTAGAAAGAGCAACCATATTTGAAGCGGTGTTTGTTGCCGGATCCCACTCATACACATTCAGGCCTTGGGAAATGTACATTTGATTGTTGGTTTGATCGTAAGCAACAGATGATACCGCGCTTTCATTGTACCCGGCGGGGGAAGGGTATTTTTGAATTGTTGCAAGCGTGGTAGGGTTTAATTCAAAAATCGTCTTAGAGGGCGCGCCGTTCAATTCACTTGTGGCAATAAAAAGACTATTTCTTTTTGAATTGTAAACAATGGAATTGGCATGGCCTAACCCCTCAATATCCCGGCGGGTTACCTGGGCACCATTGGAATAGTTAAACACAACAACCGCCGCCGTGGTGGGGTGCAACTCCAAGGTATGCCCCCGGGGCACAAAAGCGCATGCATAATAATGGTTGCCGCCAATGGTATATCGCGCCCCGCCTTGGTTCACTGGGTATCGGTCTGTTTCCTGTTCAGCATTGGCAAGATTTTCACCGCGATATGTCCAGCCGAGTAGCCAGCGCTCAAAATCAATGTATGTTGAATGGGGCTGATTCTTAAAGGTTACAAAATCCTTTTTCAGTTGGGCAATTTCCTTCCGGAACTCGTCAAAATAGGGAGCGCAGATCACGGCAAGAATTTCTTTCAGGGTGCCGTCATCATACCATTTTTGCAATTGCTCTGTGACTGTTTCCTTAATGTGTTTGTCAAGGTTTTCAAGTAAATCAATTACATAGTTTATCAACTCATCATAACTATTTACTTTTTCAATTACTTCATTCATCTTTTTCAAAACGCCATAAAGCAATTCTTCAAAAGACAAGGAATCATCATAGACCTGCGGCAAAATTCGGTTGCAATAAAACCGCCGAAGAACCGCGATCGGGTCTACATCGGGTTTTGGATAATTCATGGTTACCTCCTTAGTACCATAACGGCATGAATAAGTCTTTATATTCGTCAAGTAATTCAGAATAAAGGCCGTTTACTTCATTTTTGAATTGCCGGAATACTTCCCCGGCCGGCATGGTTAAACCGGTAATTGTTTCAATTTGGTTTGTTTTGGTGGTGATGTCATTGGTGTTGGTGTTTGATCCTTTATCCGTTGCTTTGTTGGAAGCGGTGTCAAGGTTTGCGCGGTCGGCGTATTCAATAGAATTGAAGTCCTTTGCTTTCATCATGTTGCCGGGAAGATCGCTTGCCGCCCCGCGCATGGTTGAATTAGAATCGTTTTGATTTGAGAAAGAACCGGTTGACTTGCTTTCCCCTGTGGCGTTTGAATCCGTTTTGCGGTTGAATTTTTGATTTGCAACCGCCAAATCTGCGGTCATTTGTGCGAATCCATCAAAGGCTTTTGCATATCCGGGCATGACCTCCATAGATTTAGCTTGCAATTTTACTTTCCAAAGATTGAAAGTTTCAAAAGCAAATTCATCAGTTAAATAATGAAAAATAAAAAGCGTTTCAAAATATCGTTTGAAATCTTCTATTTTCTGCGGGTTTGGGTACGAAAAATCAAAAATTTTGTTACGCGCAGATTCAACGCGGGTATTCAAAGGCTTATTTCTGTTTTCACATAAATTGTTTACAACAACTTCCAAACTGGTTGTATATCGTGCCATTACTCCACCCCCTGCGATTCATCGTCCGGATTTGCGCCATCATCAAAGGCGGGTTTGTCGCTTTCTATAATTTCACTTTGTACCCGCGGCTTTACGGAAATATTCAGGCCGAACCGTTCATTGATCTGCTTGCAAGCGTTTTTCCGTTCATATAACATGGTTTCCAAGTTAATAGACACAAATTGATTATTTGCGTTTACTTCATCAGTAATAAGGCGCTCCGCTTTTTCGTTCTGCACATTATTCACACCAAGGAATGAAAGAAATTCCGCTTTGTAACTTTCAAGCAAGGTGTAAAGATCCTTAGCTACCAACGGCGCACCGGTGTTTACACTTCCAAAGCAATCGTTGAAATCATTGTCTTTGTCAATGAATATATAGCCTTGCGAGCCGTCATATTTTGCAAAAAGATTTGCAAGCGCTAATTTTTGATTTGGGGTACCTTTAAGAATTACCGGTGTTTTTTGAGCGTTCACATTTATATCAATTATCTGCTGGGTTTTCGCGATCTTATCCACAAAATAATTGATATAAAATAAGGTCGGTGTCCACATCGGATTATTTTTTATTAAAACAAAATCGTCTGCGTTGTATTCCTGATTGAAATTGATTCCGTAACCGTTGATTTTTACCGGGTACCCATACAGATTCAACACAGATTGATCTGCCGCGCGCAAGCCTAAAAAACCACGGTTGCGATCATTGCAGAACGCGGCCTTGCCGTCTTGGATCATGGCAAATTCTAAAAAGTCTGCGTCCACCGTGTCCGGCAAATTTCCCCACTCAAATACGGTTGCGGCAATGTTCATAAAGTAGCATTGGTATATCTGATTTAATTGTGTCGCAGTTAAAATAGAATTGAATTGACCGGCCAAAGTGCCGTTTGTTGCTGGGCTGTGATAAAGTGCAAAAGGTTTTTTATTTGTAGGATTTTCCATTATTATCCCTCCTTTTAATTGTTATCAAGTGAGTAATTCCCAAAATCGGAAATGGAATGCCAAATTGTGACCCCGGTGTTAAACATGCCGCGAATTGAAGCGGCTTCCGGCGCAGGGGCGTTCACTTTAATATTGCAATCAACTGTTTGTAAATAATTCCATTTGCTCCGGGTATCTTTCCAACTGGAAATTTTTCCCCATTCGTTAATTGCGTATCCGTATAAGTCCAAAAAGTCATCAATCGGGCCGCATTCATTGTATAAAGGGGAACAGTCAACCAATCGAAAAACACAGTTATCACTTGAAATGGAAGTTGAATCACCTTGTGAACCTTTTGTTGCCACTTTTGAATTAAAAGCGCTTGCAATATCTCTTGAAGCATTGAAGATAGAACCAACTGCACCCACCCCGGAGGTAATCGCTCCGGCAACATTACCGGTTGCAATATTTGCACCAAGACTTGCGGCACTTCCGGCCACAGCACCAGCCGCATTCAATACAGAACCGACACGGTTAAGTGCTCCTTGAACTCCTCCGTTTTCGTTATATCCTATTTGCATTTCACAACCGTATGGTACATCAAACACGGATTCAGCGGGCATAGCATAATTCGTAAATTTCAACTTGAAAAAATTTGTTGCAATCGGCTTCATTTCAATTTTCATCTTAATTGCATTACCTGAAATAAATTCAGGGCGTAACGGTTGACTAAAACCGTTATAATTGTAAACAACATAAACGCGGCACATTGAAGTTAGCATTTTTTTGTTTCGCGGAGTATATCCGCAAGCAAGCGTTGAACCGCTCAATTTCGCATTTGCCGTTTGCGTGCAAAGGTAATTAGTTGAAATGTATTCAAAATTAACGCCACCGACTGAAACAGAGTTTAACCAACCTCCGCTTTTTAATGTTTGATAAACCCAGCGCGGTAAACACTTAAATGTTAATATATCTTGCCTGCGGTCAACCTCTCCGGCAAATTCATTGATTAACTTTTGTATATCGTCTGCTTGATGAATAAAACAACTATACAGACCGGTCATTAACGACCCATCGCCATAACCACCATAAACCCAAGGGTTGCCGGGCTTTGAAACGGACACCACTGTCCAAAGCGGAGCCCATTCTGTTTCATCGAATAATGATATTTGCTTCTCATAATCGGCAGGCGCTCCAACCGGTTCTGCTTGAAGCCATCTGCCAACGGTGTCTTCACTTTTTTTCACATGTGCGCGGGCAATTAAGGACTTATAATAAGTGATATTGAATTGGTAGGTTTGCCAGTAATCTGTTGTAATATAAATCATTGCAATGTCTTGCGCGATATATTCAACACGATCTATGAATGCGTAATACCATTTTTTATTTCCTTGACGATTTACAAAATCGCAGTTTTGGTATCGGCAATAATTGAATGCTTCAAAGCGTGCAAAATTTCCCTCGATCCTGAACGCTTGATCTTTTTTGATATAGTTGAATTTTGTTGCACTAACACCTTTTGCCGCCAAATCGTCAAAGGCGGCGACTTGCGCCGCCGCCGTTGGGAAATCAACAATGGCATGGCATTCATCAGGTTTGCCCCAAGGAACTGTAAAAAGATCCAATCGTGTTGTAGGGTGAGTTACTGCCATTGTATTTACTCCTTTATGTTTTACTTGTGGCCCTTATGCTGAAAACATATTTACCTATAACCTTTGCCTTATTATCGTAAACATATAAACAATAGGTGCAAATCATCGGTAAACTTAGAAAATCAGCAAGGCCATGTAAATAGGTTGATTTTACTGTGACCTTGAATTGATCATTGTTTTCACCGGTGATTGAAACATCCAAATCATAAAACCCACGGTTGATCCACTCCTTGCCGCTTATTTGCATAAGCGCCGAATAACCCAGCGGTTCAAAGGTGCCTGCTTCAACATTATCATACGCCACATCAACAAGTTGTAACAAGCCATTCGCCTGTTTCGTCTTTCCGTATGTTTCGGCGGAAAAAACCGGAACTGTTCTTGTGTCGGTTGCTTCTGTTTCAATAGGTGTTTCAATAAAGTTTATCCCATAATCACCGGCGGCAGGGCAATCAAATTCAAGAGTTCCGTCATGATTGAATTTTTTATACTCCAACATGACAATTAAACTGTAAAATTTACAACCACCACAACAGGAGTTGCTACTCCATCGGCAATAATGTTGCAAAGAACGGTTGCCGTGTTGTTGCTGTCGGCAGTTGAATGGCCGGTGAAAGTGATTGTCTTTGCGGTTGGGTCAAATGTGAGCGTCACATAATCAGCCAATGTTTCAGCGGTGATTTTATCCTTGGCGGCACTTTCCAGTACCTGCTCAAATTCAAGGTGCATTGCATTCACCTTGTAATCGGCGGGGGTCGTTGCATAATCAACCGTCTGTGTTGCGTCCGCCTCTTTCAGCTCCACAAAATTTTCACCGCTTGGATTGTGAAAATCAGTGATTGTCAAATCCTGCAAAGCGTCAGCTTTCGGAACTTCAAACACCATTGCATTAGCAAAGGGGCAAATACCGTAGATCTGCCACACATGGAAAAAATACTGCCAGGTCAGGGAAGAACCGATAAAATCTTCTGCCGCCGTTTGGATATTGTCGTACACCTGGAACAGTGCTTCATCGCAGATAACAAAACCAATATCGGACAGCGTTTTTCCGGTGCGCTTTCTGTTTTCCAAATCGTAGTTATCATAGTCGAAAGAATCGACAACAATAAGGTTATTCCGGAAATCAGCTTCGGCCATGTTAAAGGACATTGCAAGCACCTTAACGCCCAGCTTGTTAATCAAATCGGAACGAATGATAATTACAATGCGGTCAGCTTCAGACCAAGTTTCCACCGGGTCGCCGACTGCGCCGGGCTGATTGATATAGTTGTTATAAGCTGTAGAAGGGAATGTCATGTTCATGGCAGTTTCGCGAATCGTAGATACCATATCTTCCGCTTCATCTTTCGTGGCAGGCATTGCCATTTTGCGGCCAAGGACAACATTATTTGCGTAGGCGTCAACAATGGCCTGCTTGAACAAATTGAATTCGCGAATTTCATTGCCGGAGAATACCGAATTGATTTTTGCAGATACAAAACGATTAAAACTTTCATAGGAAACAAAAGCGCCCATCAATTCCTCGCGGTTGATAGACAGCGGGAACACATCTTGCCGGTTTCTGCTATAATAGGCTACCTTTGTATCGCCTTTGTATAGCTTCAAAATAGCGGACAGATTCTCGCCGTTGTAGCCCATGGGGTTGACCGGGTTTTCATAAATTTGCTGAACATCAGTGCCCAACGGGTAGGGGCGGCCTTTCTTCAGCCGCGCAAGCCGGTTGGAATACCGCTTTACGTCCACAGCAGTGAACATGATTCTATCCACCAAGACAGAAATAAATTCATTCGTGTGCGCCTTATAATTCAAGATCGGGTTTGCAAATTTGCTAATTGCGTCACCCTCGGCAAGAACAGGTACATCATTCTGCGCGGATTCGCTCATCATGGAGCGAACTGCATTCAATGTTTTTTGCGCTTTTGCCGCTTCTGACATTTTCTTAGAACTCATCGAAAAATTCTTCCTCCTTTAATTCTTCAATTACTTCATCAGGTGTCTTTTCGTCATTGGCGGGCGGGTTGTCCTCGGGTTTGTCTACCTCTAACTTCTCGCCCACTTTCATCATCAGGTTGCCGTTGATCTCGCGGATTCGGTTGTTATCATCAACCAATCTTGCATTGTCGGCAGTCAAGCGTTCAATCTCACTTGCGTAGTCCACAAAGGTGTCCGTGATTGTTGCAAGATCGGGGCCAATCTCGGTTACATCTTCCGCTTTTGCAACGCGATCAACAATTTCTTTGACTTGCTCAACAGATAAACTCATTTTGTTTTACTCCTTTCATAATCTATTATATATCATTTTCTCTACTTCACTTTTGATCTGCAAATTCTCAAAAAACAATCGCCCCGCCACTGCAAAGGACTTGATCTTCTTTAATTCGGCTCCTGCGTGCGGTCTATTGTTTTCTGCTATTTTGTTTACAGTCAATGGATTTGTCTTAGGGTCGCCTGCGCGGCAGGCGTATAATGCTTGCGAACTGGAAGCAAAGAAAAAATATATTATATTGTTATCGGTTTTAATGTTAAAAAGTTGAATTGAATCTTTAGGCTTTCGTTCGATTTGTGAATAGTCATCGTTTAGAAATGATTCATTGTTGGCGTAGTCATTGTATTCGGGTAGATATTTTGTCGCTAATTTGTTTTGTGGTGTTGTTGCTTTTGCGAATGCTAATTCATTTGTGGTGGATAGCATTTCTGCATATATTAAATCGTTTTTGAATATAGAGGTGTAATGAAATTTAATCCCGAACGCCAAACAGTATGGGTTTACCATTGATAGGGCGTTGGCCAGCATGAACACTTTACCATCTTGCCGCGTTCGGAATATTGTTTCTTGTAGGTCAGTGAACACTCTTAATTCATTTGGCAGATAGCGCCGGAATGATGATTTGTTATCAATGATAAATTCATCATATACTATTGTTGTTACTGCTGAAAAATCATCGGAGCCTTTTAATATATCGGCGTTTGTCAGTGCGATAAATCGCCCTGCCTGCTCGCCGTCTATGTAGGCGGTTTTGCCTTTGATCTCAAATTTATGATCAGGATAATTATTTTTATGCTTTGTAAAAAAACCGTCCATTCCTTCTTTGATTTCTGTTTTATAACGCCGAAGCCATACAAATTGTTTTTTGCTTTTTATATACTGTTCGATCACATACTTTTTTAATTGATATGTTTTTCCTATTCCTCGCCCGCCTATTAAAATATTAAGGTAGCGATTATAAGATAAGCATTTGCGTAGACTATAATATTTCATAATTCGGTCGGCGGAGAAGTCGCACCCCGGATCCACCCGGTGCAGTTCGGCGGCCGACTCCTCGCCGGTGGCACCCACCTTCACTAATGCGTTTTGATTCTCCGCCGCCTTTACAAATAAACAGAAAGGTTTATATACCTTTCATTTATAATTATAAATAATATAATTTGTTTTGTCAAGTTTTTTTGACAATTACTTTCTGTATAACTTCATATTACAATCTGTATAGAGCAGAGCCGGACGCCCAGGGAGGTTTGATGGGGGAAAGTTTAATTGTTTACTAAAAT